AAGTGCTGCATGTTGTTCTGCCAATTTTGAAATTCGAGTATCTACGCTCTTGCTGAATGTTTCAACAGTTTCTTTAATTGTTGTAACCTGCGCTGCGTTTGCCTCAAATGCCTTTGCAAGTGTATCTGAGAAGAATCCCTTAAGATCACCGAGCATCTTTGCAAAATCAGGTTCATCAACCTCAACTTCTGATACGTCGGCTGCTTTTTCTAGAACTTCGGCAGGAGCGTCTTCTGCAACTGGTGCTTCCTCAGCAACAGGTGCTTCAGCAACTGCTTCAGCAGCGGCTGGTGTTTCTTCAACTACAGCAGGAGTCTCTTCGACTGCTGCTAATGTCTCTGTATTTTCTGACACTTCATTACCTCCTTCTACGTTTGCCTGTTTTGCAATTATTTGTGTATCAGGCAACGACACTCTTGATTTCTTATATGAATCAAGAATCTTATCTATTTCTTTCGATTTATTAACATCATTACTCTCAACCCATCCAATTAAAGCCGCTGGCTTTCCTGTAACTGGGGAGTCATAAGATGCATCTGTAGAAATGAATACTGAGTCAGAATCTGCACAATAAAAAATATTTTCTGTAACTACTTCTGTTGCCATGCCTTTAAATATTAATTGACCATTCATTTTTTGAATTGACAATACATTGCATAGCTCATTTGCTGGAGAGTCAACAATTGAAAGTTCCATCAAAGAATATTCTTTAATAAATCTTGTCTTTGCTCCTGTAGATTTATTGACTTCATTTTCTGAATCAATAATCTTTCCGCCGATTGAAAATCCTGTTAGAGTTCCGTCCAAAACTTTTTCCCATGTATCTTGTGCGCCTTTTGATACATATACATCTACATAAATACCACTATAAAATTCTTTTGACGCTGGATCATAAAATGTTTCTGGTTTAAATGATAACATCTTGCCAACTGCAGATGGTCCGTGCATTTCACGAATGTTTCCACGGAAAGATTCGAATGCTTTTAGCGATGCTTCTGCTGTAACAACATCGCCTGTTTGATCTAAATTATCTAGTGTGGCAAAGCCAGAGACAGTTCGCTTTTCACGATTAACCTTAGTAAAGGGTACGGAAAGGCTGATATTATCGCCATGCGAGGACCACAAAGATTTCTCAATATTCATATGCTTAATTTTATAGCGTTATTTACTATAACGCAAATAATAGTTGAGTAGGACTACTCGACTTGTCTGCCATCTCCTTGAGCATTTCTACCCTCCCCAGAAATATCTGGCGAATTATTTTGACGTTCTTGGTCTCTGGTTCTGGTATTTCCAGCCTGAGCCCTTACCTCCGCCTGCTGTTGTGGTTTTAATACAACAACATCATCGCCACCATCTAGGGCAACCATGCCTTTACGAACTCGAACTTCGTTAGGTGTAATTACCTGCATCCTCAAATATCTCTCATCAATCTTAGACTGAGTATCCTCATCTGTGAGAGATAATTCATTAAATTTAATTTCTAAAGCATCTGTCATTTCTTTAATAATTTTATTTAATTTCTTTTCTAGAATATCCTGTGCTGGACGACATACCTGCTCTTTAAATGTTTTATCGGCATCTCTTGCTGCTGCTAAATTAATTCCTTCTGGAGTTCCAATTTTATTAATTGGAGTTCTATGTGCAAGGAGAATTTCATCACGGTTCATCTTACGATATGTATTAAATGATGAGTCTTGGGTTCCCGCCTCAACTGGCTCCATCTTAAATTCAACCTTAGAGTCTGGAGAATCTGGAGGTAGTGGGATATATAGAGATCTGTGATTCTTACCCTTTAGTCCAACCTGGAAAAATTCAAGAAGTTTACGCTCTGATTCTGTAGATAGCTTTGCTCCCTTAACAGTAATAATATAACGTGGAACTGCTTTATTCTCAAAGTAGTCTAGGTTATACTTGCCAGCAAATTCATTTCCTGTCATAGCATTTGCGGCTGAAACAATATCTGCAATACCATAGTAATTGTTTTGTGGCGTATATTTCTTAATATGAATAATTTCATTTGGACGATCTAATCCGCCTGCAATTGGATTTGGAGTTTCTTGATCTCCAAAGTTGCGGAAGAATACAGCCTTGCCATAAAGCAATTGAATAAAGCCATCACGCAAACGACGAACACGCATAGTCTTTGAAGGGATATGTCCGATATATCCTATTTTCCCAGAAGTTGTTCTACCAATTTCTAGATATCCATTTCCTGTTGCTTCAATATCTGTATAGAACTTAATTAATGTTTCTTTGAATGTTTCTTCTTCATTGCAATCTTCAAGCCATCCATGTAGATCTTGACGAAGCCTATCTAATTTACGACGTGCTCTTGTCACCTGTTCATCTGATAATTCTTCCATTGCTTCAATTGTTTTGCGGGTTTCAATAAAGTCAAAACCTAATCCGACAATATTAGAAACCTTTGCATTAATTGCTGCATAGTTATATGGAGATATTTCGTAAATTTTAGATAGTACTTCTAGGTTATATTGTGGTTCAACAAGATCAAACATTGCATATCCTGTAACTGCAGCCTGCAATAAGTTCTGTTGTGTTTTAGCACCATCAATGCCAGTAAAACTCTTTTGAATATCACGATTCATTTTACGACGAAATGCTGGAGATAGGCCAGAAATCTTTACAAGATCTTCGCCCTCTACTTTAAATGGATCTGTTGTTTTTTCTACCTTTGTTGAATAAAAATCTACCCAATCTGCGGTATTTGAAATCTCTATATCTGGAGTATTATCTTCCATTGTTTCCTGCCTTCTTCATTTCGTCCTTATAGTTACCTATATCTAATGGATCTGGGATTAATCCCCACGCTAATCTTTGTTGCTGATATTCAAATTCTTCGTCATCAATTTTTCTACGGCCTTCCAAAAATTTTGGCTGTCCGTCATAAATACCATAAGATCTAACTGCATTAGCAAGGGCGTCAATCTTAGCCTTATTCCCTCTCATAGATGTGACCGATAAATAATTACCATCATCATCACCTATCCAGCGTCCGTCTGGCATTTCCCAGACATATATACCTAGGCGGGTCTCATTTTGAACGCTAGAATATTTAATCTTTCCTGTATCCATTGTTTTTATTTTACCACTCTTTATGGTCTAAGTCCAGCTTTTTGTCAGGGTAGATGACAAAATTATATAGATTGTAACACAATCCAGTCATTATTATAATATTCTGGCTCTTGTTCTGTCAGGGTGATGACAGATTCTGTAATTGTTTCTACAGGCTTACCTATATAAAGCTCATAATGGGTCTCTATTTTACCCGCCGTCAATTCAGATTCATAGGTTGTAATATTCTTGTATAGGTTGCTTGGACCACCAGATGTCTCATAATTGAACTGAATAGTTCCAGTAATTGGTGTATTAAATACTAAAACAATATAATGCGGTTCCTCTTCTACTAAATAATTAGTTATATTAGTGGCAGATGAGACATCTACGTTATTTATGTATACCTTGCTGATATTGGCCTTAGAAATAGCCCCAGAGCCGTTCCAGGCCAGCTTGGTAGTTGTACCACCAGAAGCGTACAAAAGGGTGTTAGCGGCCAACGTGAGCGGTGTAAAGAACATCTCTACAGACTTCACAGAACTAGCGGTGGTAAGATCAAATCCTGTCCCAGATTTAGGCCTAATTCCATTCATATAATTGCGAGATAGAATAGGATAATTTAAAGATCCTAAATAATAGTCTGAATTAGATGTAATTTTATCTCCGAAATTATCTGCATAAATAGTTCTATCTGAATAAAATGTCACACAGAAAAATGATAATTTGGGCAAGAATTTACTGGCATCTGTTGTAGACATAGTAATTTTAATATATAGATTTCCGCTTGTGTCAAATGTATCTAAATTATACTGAGGTAATGGTTGTCCATTAATACATGGTAGATATGCTACTCCATCTACGCTAGTTTCTACTGTAATTCCTAAATCATTCCGCCATTCAATCTTAGATGTATTTATTTCCAATTGAGATGGAATTATTAAAAAGTCTTGAAGTATAAAGGTCTTAGGTTCTACTGTGCTTGTTTCATAAAAAGATATATAGCCCTTATTGCTATAATATGTATTTTCATCTACAAAGTCTGACCACGGTTTACTGGCTGGATAAGAATAATCCATAACAGCTTTTATATTGGCATCTGTACCACTAAATAAAATTCCATTATCAGGATATGCAACGTTTATAGCTTTTGTCGAAACATTTCCTTCTAGATTATGTCTTTTAATTGAAGAAGGATTTAGCCCATATCGATATACTGCTGGGGCATCTACAATAAATGTATCTGCTGAATTTAATGTTGGTCCCGCCTGCAATGTGATTGTAGTGTTTGTAAATTTAAATCCAGAAATAGTCTTAGATGCTACTGGATATGAGTCTATATAAAGACTAATTGCATTTACTGAATAAACTCCAACAAGGTGTATAGCCTTCTTGCTATACGGCACACAATATCTGATCGACTCTGTGTCAGAGACACGAAATACGATATCTCCTTTGTGCCAATATAGCCCTATGTCATTTGTAATATCTGCAAGAAGCGGGGTTTCTGAAGAAGACTCTATTGATTGATTAAACCATACTTCTAATGTGAAGTCGTTATCTGATGTATATTTTGTTCCGAATCCCGCCCCAACATTTGCGCCATAATAGTCTTTTGTAATTGGAAATGTTGCATAGGCAGTATTAGTAATACGAGTACCAGAGACTCCGCCTGGAACAAGCGGGAGAATATTTGCTGCAGGTGATCCTACATAGGTTCCATTATTACCGCATCCAGATATATCGGCGGCGGTAGAACCAGAAGACTCATCCAACGGCCAAAAGCCAATTGGATAGTCTTTGATTACCTTTAATTGATAACTCATATTGTTATTATACCAACTAATTGGTATTGATCAGATTATTCTTGTGGAGCGTTTTGAGCCTGAATTAATGCCGCCACTGTTTGAGCGGTTTGACGAATATCAAGAGCCCGTGAAATTTCATAGCATCCAAGGCGAATATCTGTGACGGTAGCCTGACGATCAAGCTTTAACTTCTGTCCGATATCTGTTACTACTTTGAATGACCCGTCTTTATCTTTGATTACAAAGAATACGGTTTCTACTTCCGCCGCTTCTGGCTGTGCCACTTCTGGGGC